AGCACAGCAACAACAACCGCAATTGGGTCAGCCAGGTAGTAATAGTACAGAACCGCCACGACCAGCAGCTGCAGAAATTGACCCAACAGGGAATTTCAAGTTCGGGGATGAAACCGAATCTGATGATAGTGGAGAGGGGTTCGAGGAAGCAAACGTTTAAGGGAACGATAAATGCCAATTAAAATTCCAGTTCGTGCCGAATACAATAACTCAGGGAGTCCAACTGGGCTCTCTGAGTATCAATCCGATGAATATGTCGGCGCATTGTATGGCGGAACTGGACAAAATACATATAACAACGGAGAAATCCTAATAGGGAATTCTTCTGGAACCTTAACAAAAAATACCATACAAGGTGAAGTTGGGAAAATAACGGTTACTAATGGGAATGGTACAATATTAATTTCATTGGATTCCAATCTTGGGTTGAGCTCTGCAACACCTTATACTTCTGGAACAGTTAGGGTTCCAAGTCCGAATGCAGTTTCAGCATTCGATTCGGTTATAACTGCTGGCGGTACTGGTTATTCGGATGCTACAAATGTGGGTACGACAGGTGGTACAGCTGGATCATCTGGATTAACTGTAGATATTACAACAACAGATGGTGTGGTCACGGGTGTGACTCTAAAGAATAACGGTGCTGGTTATGCGGTGAGTGATGTAATTACAATAACTGGCGGAAATGCAGATGCCCAAGTAACAGTTCAAACTGTAGTTACAGGTGGTCTGTCAGTAGATGGATATGGGAATCTTTCCCATAGGGCAGTTAACGCATCTGTTGGAGGTACTTTCACTACTTTGGGAAATCTTGAAGTACTGAAAGAATTGGAATTGGATTCAAATGGCCATGTAATGGCAACAAATAGAGAACTGATAAATATCAGGAATGGTATTCAGTTAATCGAAGATGAAAATGAAAATAAATATTTGCAATCCGATGGGCAAGATATAGCAATGGCAATTGTCTTTGGTTAGGGGGTAGTAATGGCTAACGACTTTCAAACTAAATCTGTTATTGATGTTCCAGAGGTGGCAAGTATAACTGATTTAACACCAGTATATACATCGGGTGAAGTTACAGTTCATGCCATATATATTTCTAACAAGCATATTGGTGATGTTCATTGTTATTTGCAATTGAGAGATGGCGGCAATAACAACAAAGGATATATATTGTTTAATACTGTTGTACCAGCACAATCAACAATAGCACTAGAGAAACCGATCAACCTGACGGCATCATCTCAATCGGCCGATCAACGGAAACTTAGTATCTATGCATCAGCAGAAGAAAAGTTAGATGCGGTTGCATCGGTTTTAGTAATAACATAGGGTGGTATAATGGGATTAAAATATTACGGCACAGATGCAGAAATAAAAACTTTCACCAATAAAACCTTTGCCGATCAAATTAAACTCTTACAAAATCGGGAAAATGACATAACAGCAACAGCAAGGGAAGTTGTTTTTTCTGCCGATACCTTTTCTCATAATTTTGGTGTGGTTGATACGATAACGTTAAATAATCAAACATTACACCAACTTAAATTGACACAAGATACAAGTACCTATACACTACAAAATAGTGTAGTGAGAAAATATTCTATCGTTGTTGATTGCGGAGCGGCACTAGAAGATGATGCAACATTACCACTATAGGAGAGAGTAATGGCAGTTCAAGCACCATTAAAAGCAGTTTTCGATGAAAATGGAAATGTAGTTGCATTAGGACAATATACATCTGGAGATTTTATTGGAATAACAAATGGTGGTACAGGAAGTGCTACATTTGGAGTGGGAAATATTTTAGTAACTAATGGAACAAATTCCATGCAAGAAGTCGGTCGAAGTTCTATTATTGCAGGGAATAGTGCTGTTACGGTAACTGGAGGTAGTGCAGATTCTCTTATCGGGGGAAGTGATGTCTTAATAAGTTTTAATGTAGCCAATTTAGATATTTCTACTACATCAGGATTTTTGCCTTCAAATAGAATTCAGTATGTGTCTACGGAAACTTGGGATGAAGCCGATGTCAATCACGATCTAGGGGAAGAAAGTTTTTAACAGGAGAGAAAAATGGCAGTTCCAAATTCAAGAGCAACATTGATAAGTTATTGTAAGCGTAGATTGGGTGATGGGTTGATTGATGTTAATGTCACATCAGATCAAGAAAGTGATGTTATGGATGATGCGCTATCTTACTATCAAGACTATCATTATGATGCTATTCACAGAACTTTTTTGAAACATCAAGTTACAGCAGACGATAAGACGAATAAATACATATCTATTGGGACTAGCATAACAGGTGTAGTTAATGTATATCCTATTAATTCTGATTCAACTGTTAATATGTTTGATCTCAGATATCAGTTGCGATTAAATGATTTGTTTGATTTTTCCAGCGCACAAATGATGCATTATGCTATGGTATCGAGCCATTTGAGTACCATTGATAATTTATTGGTAGGGATGCATCCATTTGATTTCAGTCGGCACGAAGATAAATTATACATCTATATGGATTGGACGAATGATGTTGATTTAAATGAATATTTACTAATTGAGTGTTATGCAATTTTAGATCCCGATACTTACACATCGGTATATAATGACCGATGGCTGAAAAGATATGCAACCGCACTAATGAAACGACAATGGGGTACGAATCTTAGCAAATACGAAGGTTTGCAATTGCCTGGCGGTGTAACATATAGTGGATCAACATTGATGCAAGAAGCCACAACAGAAATAGAAACGCTTGAAACTCAGATGCAGATGAATTATGAAGAAATGCCACAATTTTTAATAGGATAAGGGATGACAGTTAGAGCAGGATTCACTCATAATACGTCTGTTGTTGAGCAAACTTTGGTCCAGAATATGGTTGATGAAGTAATCCAAATTGTTGGATTCGATTTGAAATATTTGCCTAGAATCAGAAACAATGTAGATACGTTGTTTGATGATGCTGAAAGAGAATCTTTTAGTACATCGTATACTCTTGAGATGTATTTCGGACAAGATACCATACAAGGATTGGGCGGTGGCGGAGATGTTATTGGGAGATTTGGTCTTGAAATTCTGGATACATGTCAGTTAGTTTGTTCTGTGAAAAGGTTTGCAGATGTTATAACAGCTGCTGATTCAGATATAACCAGACCGCAAGAAGGTGATTTAATTTATTTGCCATTATCATCACAGATATATGAGATTACTTTTACCGAAGATATGATTCCATTTTACCAGCTGGGTAAAAACTATGTGTGGCAAATGGAAACTTCTCTATTCCGTTACGGTCAAGAGGATTTGGATACAGGAATTACAGAAGTGGATGCGGTGGAGGATCAAGCAGATACATTTACGCAGAGTCCTGCAATTGAAACGGATGCAGACAGCGGTATTGTGGACTTCACAGAATCTAATCCGTTTGGTACATTTTAATGTTAGGAACAACTTTTTATAACGAATCCATCAGAAAAGCATTGGTGGCGTTTGGTACACTTTTTAATAATATTACTATAAAGAGGTCGAATACCTCTGGTGATATACAGTCTTATACCGTACCACTGGCATATGCACCTAGAGCAAGATTTTTGCAAGATTTGGCACAGGGTGCGGCCAATGCAGAAGTTCAATATACCCTACCCCGACTGAGTTTTGAATGGACATCATTAACATATGATTCCATGAGAAAACTCAATACCATGCAAAAAACAGCAATAACATATAAGACTCTTACCTTTACAGCAGATAGACCATTGTTTCAAGTCGGTGAAACTATTACAGGTGGTACGAGCGCAAAAACGGCATATGTTATTGATCAACCATCGGCAACAACAATGAGAATACGAGATGCCAGCGGTACTTTTACCGATGGTGAAGTAATAACAGGCTCTACATCTGGTTTCACGGCAACTTTGATTTCCAGTAGCGCAGAAGCATTGGATAGCACCAAAGTTATTACATTTTGGCAACGAGTACCATATAATCTTGACATTTCATTAGCTCTTGGGTGTGAAACGACAGAAGATGGTTTGAGAGTTGTAGAACAAATTTTGCCATATTTTACACCAGAGTTGACAGTGAGCATCAATGATGTAATGAAACACGATATGCCTATAATTTTGATGGATGTCTCACAGGAAGATCAATGGGAAGGTGGGCTAACAGGTGAACGTAGATTTATTACATGGACTCTAAATTTTCAATTGAAAACATATCTATATGGCCCAGCAAAAGATTCTGGTTTAGTAACCGAAGCAATAACACAAATGTACTCAAATATATTCAATTCATTCGATGACACGCAATCTGCATTGGATAAGGCAAATATTAGGATAACACAAGTACCAAATCCAGTGACTGCTGATGCTGATGATGCATCGACTGTTACAAAAACACTTACGGATAATGTATAAGATGTCAAAAAAAGTAGATATTAAATTAGATGGTTTATTCGACTTGGAAGTGGAAGATGGATCATTCATTGAGGTGGCGACAACTGATTCCGATGTTGTTGAATCCAACCCTAAAGAAAGGGGAACGGATACCGAAGAAGATTATACAAAGAGCCGTGATAATTACTATAAGTTAATTGCACAAGGAAATGATGCAATGGAATATGTTTTGGATGTTGCCAAACAGACAGACAAAGCAAGGGATTTTGAAGTTTTTGGGCAACTTTTGAAACAGACATCAGAAATAAATAAGGAATTGATTGATTTGCAGATTAGAATGGAGAATTTAAAAGCAATTGAACGGACAGGAAATCCAACAAACGTGACAAATGCATTATTTGTGGGTTCTACGGCTGAATTACAGAAGTTGATCAAGGGAAATAAGGACGATGGAACAGAGGACAGTTAATTATTTAGGAAATCCTTTACTAAAACGTGCAAATGTTCCTATGGATTTTTCGGAGGAACAAATTGAGGAATATGTTAAGTGTTCTAAAAATCCTATTCATTTCATCAAAAATTATATCCAGATTGTTAATGTCGATGAAGGTCTTGTACCATTTGATTTGTGGGAATTTCAAGAGGATATGATCAATAAGTTTAATGATAATCGTTTTGTTATATGTAAAATGCCTAGACAGACAGGCAAATCAACTACAATCATTGCATACCTGTTGCATTTTGTGCTTTATAATCAGGATGTTCGAGTAGGAATATTAGCAAACAAAGGTGTCACTGCTAGAGAATTACTAGGAAGATGGAAGCTGGCTTATGAAAATCTTCCGATGTGGTTACAACAGGGCGTGGTAGAATGGAACAAGGGAAATATAGAACTTGAGAATGGTTCAAAAATCCTTGCAAGTGCGACTTCATCTTCTGCTATTAGGGGTGGTACATTCAATATAATAATGTTAGATGAATTTGCATTCGTGCCAGATAATATTGCAGAAGAATTTTTTAGGTCAGTTTATCCTACAATATCTTCTGGAAATACAACAAAGGTATTAATAGTTTCAACACCAAATGGGATGAACCAATTTTATAAAATGTGGACTGATGCCGTAGAGGGTCGAAGTGATTACTTACCGATAGATGTTCATTGGTCAGAAGTTCCAGGCCGAGATAAAAAATGGAAAGATCAAACAATAAGAAATACATCAGAAGATCAGTTCAGAATTGAATTCGAGACAGAGTTTATAGGTTCAACAAACACACTAATTTCACCATCCAAATTGACAAAGTTAGTCTATAAAAATCCGATAGCAAGCAAAGATGGTTATGATGTTTGGGAGAAGGCACAAGACGGCCGTTCCTATTTTATGGCATGTGATGTAGCAAGAGGTGCTGGAAAGGACTTTAGCGCATTTTCAGTTATTGATATAACAGATACACCATATAGAATGGTAGCAAGATATATGAACAATCAAATATCACCTTTACTATATCCTACAGTCATTGCAAAGGTGGCACAGGATTATAATGAAGCTCATGTTTTGTTGGAAGTTAATGATATTGGTGGTCAAGTGGCCGATACTTTACATTATGATTTGGAATATGAAAATATATTGACTTCAACGACAAAAGGTCGTTCTGGTCAGGTTCTATCGGCTGGATTTTCCAGAGGTACGGATTTGGGAATAAAAACAACTGCACAAGTTAAAAGAATCGGTTGTCGTGTCCTCAAAAATCTTATTGAAGAAGATCAATTGTTGATACCTGATTTAATGGCTATCGCAGAATTATCTTGTTTTGCTATAAAGGGAAAAAGTTATGCAGCTACGGAAGGAGCTCATGACGATATAGTAATGTCACTTGTACTTTTTGCATGGGTGGCAAATCAGAGGTATTTTAAGGATCTTATGGATCAGGATCTACGGTTGCAGATGTATCAAGAACGGATGAGGGAAATTGAAGAAGATTTGACTCCATTTGGATTTATTGAAAGTGGTTTGGAAAAGGAAATAATCGTGGATGATAGTGGCCAAAGTTGGAATGTTGTAAAAGATCATGGTTATGGGTGAAGAAGTCTTTTTTTATAAATAACTATATACAATAAAAAGACACGATTTTTTAGGGAAAGTTTCAGTAAATTAAAAATTGAGTTCAATAAGGAGAAAAGAAATGGCATTTCAAGTTAGTCCAGGCGTAAACGTTTCGGAAATTGATGCTACTAACGTGGTTCCTGCTGTCAGTACGTCTGATGCAGGATTTGCCGCTGCTTTCGTATGGGGGCCAGCAGATAAAATCACAACGATAACATCAGAAGTCGATTTAGTAAACACATTCGGAAAACCAGATTCCGATACACAGACAAACTGGTATACGGCGGCAAGTTTTCTTGCCTATGCAGGGTCATTACAAATAGTCAGATCATTAGGAGCGGCATCATATAATTCATCAGATGGTACGGCAGCTGCAACGGAAGGTGTAATTGTAGACTTTGAAACTACAATCACAAGTGGTGGTAATAGTTACACAGACCAAAATACAGAAAGTTTAACTGGTGGTACTGGATCTGGTGCTACTGGTGAGATAACAGCTGTTGATGGTGTTATTACTGCAATTACAATAGTTGCTGGTGGTACTGGTTATAATTCAGGCGATGTATTAGCAGTTGCAACAGGTGCAGGTGGTACAGTCACTGTTGAAACTGTTACTGCATTAGGTACTGCAGCCGATATATTAGTTGCAAACGAAGATACATATGATGCACATGTTTCTGGTGGATCAACTATCGGAAATTTTAATAGCGCAACTTTTGTTTCACGTTATGCTGGTGAATTAGGCAATAGCATACAGGTTGGTTTTGCTCATCAGAAGGGTGATGCCACGAATACTATT